TCCTGTACCTGATGCTTCTTTACCTGCAGTGGATATCTGTTCTGATAAATCAGCAGCAGGATATACTTTCTCTCCTAGTTTTACACTATAGTTTGGTAAGAATATAACTTTCAAAAGATCCTTACTATCTGGATCATTATTAACTACCTCTGCAATATTACAAATGAAGTTAATAATCATCTTAGCCATATAATAACCTGGTGCTGCTTTACCACCAAAGATTACTGTGCGTGGAACAATATTATCTGTCTGTCCATTTTTAATACGAAGATACTGTACAATAACTTCAAGAGCACGAAGATGTTGTCTTTTATATTCATGTATTCTTTTAACATGAACATCAAACATACTTGAAGGATCAACAGTGATACCAAGATTATCTTGAATGTAAACAGATAGATCATGTTTACCAAGTAACTTATTTTGTTCAATCTTTTCTAATGCTTCTACATCATATTGACTTGCTTCTAATGTATTAAGAGAATCCATATTGGTTATCCAATCTTCACCAACATATTCATTTAAAAAATTCTTAATCATAGGAGATACCCATCTACGTGGAGTAACACCATTAGTTACGTTAGTAAACTTATGAGGCCACAAGTCATAGAAATCAGGCATTAAGTTTGTCTTAATCAATTCTGAATGTAATGCTGCAACACCATTAACATGATGAGATCCTACAGTTGCAAGATGAGCCATACGAACTGACTTATTACCAGACTCATCAATAATAGATAACTTACCTAACATAGATTCATCACCAGGATATTTCAATCTTACTGTTTGTAAGAACCTAGTATTGATCTCATAGATAATTTCTAAATGTCTTGGTAGTAAATATTTGAATAAACCAAGATCCCATTTTTCTAATGCTTCTGGAAGAAGAGTATGGTTTGTATATGCTATAGATCTAGTTGTTATATCCCATGCAGTATCCCAATCAAAATGTTTATCATCTACAAGTAATCTCATCAATTCTGCAACAGCAATAGAAGGATGAGTATCATTAAGTTGTACTTGATATCTATTTGGAAACTCTTCTAAAGGTACTCCACACTTTTCTAAGTTACGAATCATATCTTGGAGAGACGCACTTACAAAAAAGAATTGTTGTTTTAATCTAAGTTGTCTTCCTTGATCTGTACCATCATTAGGATAAAGAACCTTAGATATAGTTTCTGATTGTACTCCTTGTTCTACTGATCCAAGATAGTCACCTATGTTAAATGCATAGAAATCAAATATCTCAGTAGCATCTGCTCTCCATAGTCTTAGTCTATTACAACTATCAACTCTATATCCCAACTGCAATACATCATAAGGTACAGCAACTACTTGTTCAGCAGGAACCCAACGTACTCTATGATTACCTCTATCAGATGTATAGTGTTCTACATAACCACCAAATCCAATAAAACAAGACTCATCAGGATAACACATTTCCCATGGCCAATCTCCATGTAACCAGTTATCAGTAACTTCTATTTGTTGTCCGTCCCTTATTTCTTGTTTGAATATACCAAACTTATATCTTATACCATAACCAGTAGCAGGTACTTTAAGAGTCGCAAGAGACTCCATATAACATGCAGCAAGACGACCAAGACCACCATTACCTAATCCTGGTTCTTCTGCTAATTCTAGCACCTGATCTAATGTTGTATTATAATCCTTTACTGCTTCTTCTGCTTCTTTATATACACCCAAATTTAAAAGATTATTTCCTAACTGCGGGCCAATCAAAAACTCTGCAGAGAGATATGATACTTGTTTTTCTATAGTACAAACCTCAGGTGCAAGATGATAGTCTATCATCCTATCCCTTATAGCATAACACAATGCCATGTAGATATCATGTGATGAAGCAGTCTCAGGTCTTTTCCCTAGTGTATAGTAGAGACGATCCTTGATTGCAACGGATAAATTACTCGTCAACTTTTTTCTTCTTGCTACCTATATTATACTTTGTTTCAAGTATCCAGTCATCTTTGTCTCTATATGCTAATACTTTGATTTGATTCAAAGGAGCAATATCTTGTATCTTAGTAACATCAACTATCCCTATGAGGCCCCAATCAGCAAGAAGCTGAGCAATACGATTCCGACGCTGAACATCATTAGAAGTAAGGTTAGCGTGTTTTCCATCAAGAGCAAAAAGCTCTTTAAAGTGGACAAGGTAGTACCTCCCTTGTTTGTGTAGAATATGACAAGATTGATATATCTTTTTCTCTTTCCTAGATGCTACTCCGATTCTGGTTAGAGTCTCTCTAACCTTTAAAAAGTCATCTGGCTCTTTTAATGTAACTTCTACCATCTGATCGGTAGTCCATTTCACTTCAGGCTCTTGCACCACACTCATCGTTTTCCTCCAGTTTCAAATTTCGATTTTATAAAATTAAGTTGTTCAGTTGTGAGGATTTTAAGAGCTTGTTTTGCCTTTTCGTTACTATAACCATAATAACGTTTTACCATGTCAAGATCTTTAATCTCATCTTTACGGAGCCAAGGAGAGAATCTCTTCTTAGGTCTGAGTGTATTTAGAAAAAAATCATATTGCATCTTCTTAGGTAGAAAATGATACTGATTCATTTCATTTGCAAACATAATTGAATCCAGATGACCAGAGTAAATACGGTTTACAATATAGGGTGCATAGTTCTTCTCCAATGAAGGATCTTCTTCAATAAGATTTTTCTTTGTTTGGTTAATTGAGTTCAACCAATCTTTCAATTCAGTCATGATTTAATAAATTTATATGCTAGTGAGACTCTAAATCCAGTGTAATATCTATGCGTTCCATCTGCATAGTGTGTTATATGTGATGGAAACATTATAGCACGGTTTGGTTTATATCCAACAATTTTAGTAGGTTCTTTGTTATCTTCAGAAAAAATTAAGTGACCACCCCAGTCCATTTCCCATATTGGATTTGGATAATATAGAAAAGTATAATCTCCATCATCTGTATGAGGATTTCCTGACTGGCCTGCTGATTGACCATTAGCATATATTCTGCGTACTCTATAAGATATCCCTAGTTTATTACAGATAATATCATACAAATATTTGCTGAAGAATTCTTCTTTATGAAGTTTATCCATATGCCAAAACCAATTATTATTGTTACCTCCACTTGGAGCCCACTTAGGTCTTAACAATAGATCAAAAATCTCCTTTCTAATATCTTCAGTAAAGAAATTATCATACACATCAATACTAGGAGTAATAACTAATTCCAATGTCGGATTACCCCCGCAATAATAAAGCAATTAGTGATAAGGTAGCTGAAAAATATAAAAGTCCGTACCACAAGTACGTGATTGTCATATTTTTTTGTTCGCTCGTCTGCGAATGATCCGAGTGCATACTTCCAGATTCTCCAAAGTCTAATCATATTTAATCCAATGTCTGTCTTCACGACGTGTACTATCTATCTCCCTATTGAAAGGAAAACTAACAGATAATCTTTTAGTATGTGATGTTGCTAAATGAGGATAATATCTTGGTATCCAAATAGCATCACCTGGTTTCATATCAACATTCAATATTGGTTTTTGATCAGTTTCTATTCTAACATCCTTCTTTTCTTTTAGCAATTCTTTGGGATTAGAAACTGCCTCCCAAACTTTAAAATTAGTTATTCCCTCACATTGAACTATAACATTATCACTCATATCAAAATGAATTTCAAATGGATGTCTTGGTTTTAAATTACGACACATGTAGATGTGTGCATCTACTTCTTGATTATATTCATCTTCTAAATTTTTAGCGAACTCATTTATCTTTTCTGTAGACCTAGACATGTCCGTGAAATAAGAAACACCACTTTCATCAATAATTTTTTCTAGTAAACCAGACGGATAACAATTAGCATCAGTACACCAGTAATTATTTTTCCATGTATCAGTTCCTTCTCCAAATACCCTTACTCTAGATGCAGACATTAAAGGTCTTATATTAATAAGATTGGATATTTCTTTCCAAGATAATAAATTAGGACAGTATCCTTTTTCAAATTTAGG